GCGCGGCGCGCGCACTGCTTCGCCTTGACGTGGCGCGCCGCCTCGACCAGGCGCGCCAGCCGGGAGGTCATATCCCGGGTCCCTTTTTAAAGTACAGGACTGCGGCGGCGAAGAGCGCGAAAACGCGCCAGACGTTCGACCTCCTACGGCCTTCCAATCAAAGGTAAGAGATGCAAATACACGGAGCCGAAAGCCTCGCGGACATGCTGGGCATATCCCGAGAGACAGTCCAGGCCTGGATAGATGAAGGCTTGCCCATCGCCGAGCGCTCACCAGGTCCCCCTGTGCCTCACCGCTTTGACTCGGCGTCAGTCATAGCCTGGCTACGTGAGCGCGACCGGCTGCGGCTGCATATCGAAACCCCGAGAGACCGTCTTGACCGACTCCGGGGTGACAAGGTCCTCATGGAAATAAACGAGAAGGCCGCTCAGCTCGTCCGCATCGAGGATATCGAGCCGGTATGGGCTGCAGCGGTCTCATCAGCGCGCGAGTTCTTGCGCAACCAACCCGAGCGCCTCGCCGAAATTTTGCAGGGCACGCCAGGCGTACACGAAATGCGCGCGATTCTCGAGGACGCGTTTGATGATTTTCTCACCCGCCTGTCCCAGATCGACCCGCCGGCAGATATCGCCAGTGCAGCAATCGCCACCGATCGAGCGCCTGGACTGGGGCATTGAACCAAAGGCGCCGCACTAACGACCTCACCCCTGGAGCACACGCAACATGACAACCCGCAATTCGAAATTTTCAGTCTCGGCGTTTTCAATGCCCAGCGCGACCGCCATCCGAAACGTCCTCACCGTCATCGAGCAAAAACCCGATGTCGCCGTCATAGCCGGCTGTGAGCCGGGAATTTTTTACTACGTCGTGGTACGTGACGGCCTGGTCGTCGGGTGGACGGTGGAAAGCTGCACCGACCCTGTCAAACGAAAAGAGCAATTCGAGCTGCAAACCGATTTCGCCTGTGCCTGGGCCTCGCAGGTGGCCGAAAGCATCATGGCGTCCAGGAAAAATGAAAATGTGCATTGACAAGGGTTTGCAATGACCGGTAAGCTCGCAACACCCTCGCGAGCATGTTCAAAGCGATGTCCACATGAGTTCTGACTGTGGCTCGCGGCGAACATGGTCGCAAGATCTCTCTAGCGCCCGATCTGGTGTTAAGCCCCAGCGGTGCCGCGAAATGGGTCTGCCCCGCTTCTGTGGGTGCGCGATGGTTCGGCCATTACGTGGCGGCCGAGCATCGTGCGAACGCCGCAGATCTATGGGGCAATCATGACCCGACAATCAATCAACGGTCCGCCCAAGGCCATGCGCCGGTTTGAGCGACGCCTACAGGCGCCCTCGACCACGGGCGAAATTGTTGGTGCCGACCGCCTTCTTGATGTGAGTTTTTCATCCGAACTGCCGGTCGAGCGCTATTTCGGATTCGAAGTGCTGTCACACGCGCCTGGCGCGGCGGATCTGTCGCGCATCGATTCCGGTGATGCGCCTTTGCTTTGGAATCACGATCCGGACCAGATCATCGGCACTGTGGAATCGGCTCGCATCGTGGGTAAGCAGGGCCGCGCCGTTATCCGATTTGCAAAGACCCCGGCAGCTCAGGAAATCGTCGACATGGTCAATGACCAGGTCGTCAAGTCCGTGAGCTTCGCCTACACAGCGACGCAATACAAATCCGTCGCCCAATCGGGTCCAGACGGTGATGACGATCCAGACGATGAGACGTACATCGCAAGCGCCTGGACTGTGTACGAAATCAGTCTCGTATCAATTCCTGCGGACAACACTGTCGGTGTTGGTCGCTCTATGAAAAATGGGAGTATCGAAATTATGGAACAAGAAAACCAACTCAGCCGCACTCACCGGGTCAGCGATCGCCGCAAGGCCGAGATCGAAGCGGGAATCGAACGCGGCTTGGACGCCCAGCGCGAAGCCGAAGCGGCGCGGATTGCCGAAATCACGGCAATGGGCAAAAAGTACAACATGCGCGACACCGACACGTTCATCCGCGAGGGATATTCGATCGCCGAAGTGCGGGGCATCGTGCTCGAGCGCATGACCGCTTCCCCTGCGCAGCCGGTCGCCAACTTTTCTCACCAGGATATTGGCCTGACCGACAAGGAATCGCGCAGTTTTTCCTTGCTGCGTGCTGTTCGAGCCATATCGGAAGGGCGCCCCCAGGATGCAGCCTTTGAGATTGAGGCATCCGCGGCTGCCTATCAGGCTGCAGGACGCAATCGCCCGAGCGACAAAAGCATCATGGTCCCGACCGATGTGCTGCGGGGTGGTTGGGCGGGACCTCAAACGCGCGCCACGTACCAGGTCGTCACCGCTGGCGCTGGCACCACGGGCGGCACGCTTGCGGCCACCAACTTGCTGGCGGGTGAATTCGTCGAGGTTCTGCGCAACAAATCCGTCACGGCCAGGCTGGGCGCGCGGATGTTGCCGGGCCTCACTGGAAACGTTGACATACCGCGCCAAACTGCACAGACGCAAGGGTATTGGGTCGCTGAGAGCGGCGCTATCACGGAATCCGAAGCCTCGTTTGACAAGGTGTCGCTTCGCCCGCGCACGGTCGGATCGTTGAGCACGATCTCCCGTCTCATGCTGATGCAGTCCACACCCGCCATCGAGCAGGTGGTGCGTGAGGACCTGATCCGTGTAATGGCCCTGGCAGTCGACCTCGCGGCGATCTCGGGCTCTGGTACCAGCGGTCAGCCGACCGGGATTTACAACACCGCCGGCATCAACTCCGTGGTGGGTGGAACCAATGGCGCGAACATCTCGTTCGACTTTCTGATGGCGATGCGTGGTGCCCTGGACATTGCCAATGCACCCGAAGAAAACCGCGGATTTGCAATGAATCCGCACGTCTTCAACTACCTCTCCAATTTGAAGACGTCCACGGGCAGTTACCTTTGGATGCCGGTAACGGGTATCGCTGGCGCGCCTGGTCCCACCGTTTTGGCGCTTCCCTATTTCGTCTCTAATCAGCTTCGAAGCACGCTCACGAAGGGAACAAGCGCTGGCGTTTGTTCCGAGGTGTACTTCGGATCCTGGCAAGAGCTCTTTATCGGCATGTGGGGTGGTCCTGAAATCGTGGTCAATCCCTACGACTCGACGGGATTCACAACCGGTGACGTGAAGATTCGTGTCATGCAATCGGTCGATATCGGGGTGCGTCACTCCGCGTCGTTCGCGGTGATGTCGGACGCTCTCACGCCTGGCTTCTAATCTTTGACTCATCGACCAGGCGCCCGCTTGTGGCGCCTGGCTATTGAAAGGTCCTCAATATGAAATTTGTCGTAAGACAAAACGCCTTTGTCCATTTTGAATCCGGCGTTACCTGGCAGCCAGGTAGTGTGGTTGAAATGGGTGCCGATGAGGCAATTCTCCATGCGCATCGCCTCGAGGCATCGTCTGGTGATGCAAGCGCGATCGCGTTTATGGATTCGCTCTACCCAAAATTTGAAGCGCCTCCGTCGATTGCTGATCCTGTTCCAAGCGTTGGCTTCGATGCTGCGGCGGGTGACGTGACCTTGTCGCCGGCCTCAAGTCCAGGGGCCACGAAATGAGGCGCTATATCGTCCAAATTCCGTTTCTGGACGAAAACGGAAGACGGGTGGAGCCGGGTGAAGTGGTGTGCCTGGAGGATGACATCGCACGTCATCATGGAGTTAACGTCCAATTGCTGGCAGCCGATGCGGTTCAGGATTCTTCGTCGGATTAGTCAATGATGCTTTCCGATTTATCTCGTGCACTGGGGCCAGCAGTGGCAGCCATCGCCCTAGTGCACGCCCTGAAGGCTGGATTTCCATGGCGGTCTGCAGGGGTTCCAATGGCTGTCACCGTCGCGTGGATCGGGAGCTCTACGCGCAGCGCGGTACGGGTGTTGTCGCAGTGGTTGGCCTCCTCTGGCCGGCGCACTGGAAGTGCGAAGCCGCGCACCTTCATTTTTCGCTTGCATTTGAAAAACTGGTGGAGATTTCAATGACAGCTGGGCGACTCACCCGGGAGCAACGCCGGGAAATTAACTCGGTGGCGCGCCGGATGGGTGAAATTTACGAACGGGGACTCGTC